TGCCTGATTGTGCCAGTGGGCAGCTCCACTGATGTCGTATGCTGACGGTGGTGCATAACCACCTTCTGTAGTCTTGGGTAGCTTGGTTGGATGAGCAACAACCCACATAGTGACGTTGTAGTTCCTTGTAAACCTCTTGCACGTGCTAATGAAATCTCTGATGTGTTCATCTTCCCTTTGGTTGCCTTGACGTTTTGCATTGACCTCATTGTAAGGGTCTATGATGACTCCATTGACTCCATACTTCAGGACAGAGGACTTGGCTATGTCTAAGATCAGATCAATGTCAGGCACAGCATCCCTAGTTTCAATAAAGTAGAAGTGCTTATCCAAGAACTCCATAGCCTTCATAAGATCATTAGCATCCATACGATTAGTAAAGCCATCATCAAATCCCTTCTGACAGTACATCTGCAACATCCTTCTAATGTGCATACTGGTTGAGTGTTCAGGTGAAAAGATTGCAAACTTCCAATCATGCTTCTGTGCAAGATTCAAAAGTATCTGATCAAGCATAAGCGACTTACCATGATTAGGTATACCAGTAACGACATGGAAAGTACCTGTCATAATCTTATAGATTTGATCTAGTGAACCCATACCAATCTCTATGGGCTTCTCGTAGTTGCCATCATAGAGGTCTACGATTTGATCTAAGTAGTCCTTTGTCTTGTAAAGACCATCTATGGGGTAAGGTATCGCATTGTCTATGATCTTCCTCAAGGCATCCCTGCCATGCTTGACTAGAACCTCATTAGCATCCTTGCATCCCTCAGGTGGTTTTACATACCAACACTTGTCCTTACCGAATCTGTGCAGGATTTCTTTGTGTAATGCACGACCTGCAGAATCATTGTCTGTAAAGATGATGATGTTGTTAGCTTCAAGGGGTGAGTTCTCTAGAGCCTTGAACCTAGAATCATTAGGATCAAACTTAGCTTCTTTACCTGCACCATCAGGAAGGCTTGTAGCATTACTTAACCCCACCTCTGCAAGGGAGATCACATCCATCTCACCTTCAACAAAGATCACAGTTTCGGATTTGTAGCAGTTGTCATAGTTGTAGATGATTCTTTTTGCATTGGGTGATTGTCTGAACTCCTTGTCAAAACTACGGTACTTGATATTGGCAAGTGATCCATCAGAGTCAAAGTACTGGAAACCGATCCAACTGTTCTGCATAAATATCTTCATGTTATCCACAGTTGTTTTAGCAATGCCACGACCCTTAAAAAAGTCATATAGCTTTTCATCCCTGACTTCTTTTGGTGGTTCAGGTTTTACGTATTCTTTTTTTACTGGACTAAAGCCACCATCTGTATGACCACCTTTCCAACCACAATGATGACAATTCCAAACAACACCACTACCACTAAAGGTTACTGATAATGGATTGTCCTTAGGATTATGTGGTGGTTGACACTGGGGACACTTAACCTTTTGGTTTCCTTCTCCATGATGTTTAACATTAATGCGATTCTCATATAGAACTGAATGTATGTCTTTCATTTTATCTCCTTACCCTGCGAGGGTATTTAATGACTTCTTCATTTCAACTTTCTCTTCCTCATCCAAGTATCTCTTTTGGTTTAACCAAGTAGAACAATGTGGAATGAACTTTTGATCTGTATTCTCTCTCTTATGTTTTTGTGCAAACTCTTTTACTTTCTCTAATAAGACTTCTTTGGATACTTCCTTAATAGCTGACTTGTATCTCTTTAGGGATTCACTCTTACTAACCTTTCTAGGATAGACTTTCCAAAATTCCTCAAACGCAGTATTTATTTCTTTAGTATCTTCTTTAGTATTGGGGGGTCTGTGGACAGGGGGGGTGGTAGTCTGTAGACCCTCAGGGGTCTGTAGACCAGTACCTAGTGTCAAGGTATATCTATTGGATATGTTTCCACCATCTTCTTTGTATCTTGGGGTGATCTCCAGTAACCCCATCATTGCAAAGTCTTTGACAATCTTACCAATGTGCTTTGGGTCTTTGATCCCTGCAATCTGTCCGATGTGTTGGTAGGAAGGGAAACAGCTATTGTGTTCGTCTGCGTAGTTGGCAAGTATGACCAAGATCAACTTCTTGGTTGGTGTTAATCCCTCAATCTTGAGAGCCTTGTTTAGACAG